TGCGCGGCTTAGTCCAGCGGATGTACCAGCCCTCGTTGGCCAGCTCACGTGCATAATCGGGATCGAGCAGGATGCCGAAGTTTCTCTTGCCGCCAGCTGCGTTGTACTTCGTCGGTGCACCGGCAAAGTTTCTGAAGAATACGCAATCCCCTCCAATGTTTTCGATAGTAAGTCTGTCCATAACTTCTTTCTCCTTTCAAAATATCAATCCCAAGGAAGGCCTTCTTCCGGGGCTCCTTCGGGAATGTTCATAAACTCTGGCATGTCCCTGATGAACATGTCGAAATTACCATAGTTGTTTATTGCCTTAATTGCCTCTTCGACCTGCTTTTCATAATATGAAACATCGATCTTATCTTCGAGACCGTCAGACAACACCGTTTCAGACTCGAGCCATTTGTAACCTTTAGTACCAGTCGCAGCGTTATACTTTCCGTTCTCATCTCTACGGTACAAATATCCACCACCACATCCGTCAACAACCGGACAGAAACTGCCAACACGGCCAACAAACTTATAGTAATGCTCGCCTTCTGGAAGTTCCTCGTTCAGATCCAGGTACAGGGCTCCCTTGGTAACGGACTTAGTTTCACAGTAATCGTCAAATATCAATTCTTCGTGTGAGAACAAAGTCTTAAAAACATAAGGAACCTGGAACTGAGTTCCTGTTGCAGTCCACTTGCCGCTCTTCTTACGGTTCTTTGACGGCGAATATCCATACTGAGCTTCACACTCCTCAGCCGTCTTATACTTGGCGATGTAAACAGCATCATTAACCAGGCACATCTTTTCATACGTTGCCTCGTGCTCGAAGTTGTAGCCATAAGCGTGAGCAAACTCCATGCAGAACTGAATAAGTTCAGGAGTGGCCCCAGGAATCTTGATCGAATCTGTCTTGACATGAACGACCTTGAATCCCTTTTCAACAACTTTATCCTGGAGCGTCTTCATGAACAACGCTCCACGAAGAGCGACTATGTTATTGACATTGCGTGGATCTTTGAACGGATTATCAAATGTGGCCGAGGTATAGCCATACACGCTGTTGATTACAATCTTCAGCGCTTGACTCAGCTGCGCCATCTGTTCTTCACTACCAAGATATGGTACCAGGGCACCATCAAGCAGTGTCTTGACCTTTTCCACGTCATTGTGCTTGATCGCCAATCGTGCATCGAGAATATCTTTGAAACGCTTGGTATACTCTCCAAACACATTCATAGCTATGATGCTATGCGGATGCAAGCTCTCCACGTCCAACAGTGCGACGTTCCAGTACATGCCAGGTTCGGCATATACATACCCACCGAACGACATATCAACTCCTCGATACATGTTATGCATCTTGAAGTCTTCACCACGCACAAACTCATAGCCAGGAAACGTCGTGCGAAGATCCGTATACTCAAGCTGCGGATGCTTCTCGTCACCAAATATAATTTTGGTTGTGTGCATCCTAGTCGTGTCATTGATGGTGAGGCCACTCAATGATGCCAGGATCTCTCTGGCAACGACATCCTCTTGACGATCATTCCATACCCACTCGGTAGCAATAACATCATTATCGCAGTATTCCGCAACCGTTTCCCACAGCTCTTCAGGAACAGGCTGATCCCAATCGAGTGCCAACTCTTTGTGACGAAGCGGGCAAACCTCGCCAGGATGCTCTGCTTCCCATTTGGAACGGAGCTCGATCTCCCATTTCTTCAGACTCTGTTTCTTTGAACAGATGTCGTAAATGTCAGCATAGCTTATGCTATACGCATTGCTAAACATCTTGTCCCTATTTCCAGCAATGATGTCCTTTGACAATTCATACAGCTGCATGTTTGAATATCCCATCATACGACCCCACAAAATGTGGTTATCATACTTACGGTTATTGAAACCGATGAGATCAAACTGCATTAAATTCTCAACCTCGCTGGGACTTGGATTGATCATCCTCACGCAAGTACAATTGCCAGGGAACTTCCAATTAATCAGGAACAGGTTCTGGAATACCTCACAGTCGAAAAATATCTTTTTACGCTCGGACGCCCGTCCAACTGCCTTCTGAAACCAATCAGACCCAACATCAGTCGCGTAATCTTCGGTCGCTGCAATCTCACGATCCTTTGACCTGAACTTCATCTTACTGACCAGCTTTAAGCAAGCAACTGACTGATGCGTACTCTTGCTGGCAAACTTTAAAATATCACCGCGCATCGGCAAAAGATCGTATGACATGCCAGACTCGTATGCTTGCTGCAATGCATCATATATGAACTGCACGGATTGATGCGTAGAACCAGCATTCTCAATCTCTTTCTTTAAGGCCTTAACGATGGCATTCCGCAAATGCTGCTCGTCTTTAAAGCCTTCCCAATTGACCACTTTCTTTTTCTCCTCCTTCATAGGAAGGTTCGAACTGATCGTGGCAATCGGAATATCATTGCACGCAGTCAGTTTACGTCGCAACGAAGCCTTCCCAGTAAACACCTTAATCTCAACGTTGTCCGCGTATTTGGCGGCAAGCCTAGTCACATCTCCGGCATAAAAATAATGCAGGTGAATACCTGCACCAGACTTACTTAACTCTGCGTATGTCGACGGAAACATCGAGGCTGCTTCCCAGTTCCGTTCAAACGACTTCTTGCCGTCATCCCCTGGAATATCAAAGTCGATCACTATCAGGTTATCAGGACCGAGCACGTAGTGGAGTTTTGACGTGTCTATGTCTGATAATGTGGTCGTAACTTCGTTCCATGGTTTCGACGGAACGCCGCTCTTGGTTGCATACTGAGCCGGGCTATTCTTCAACTCGACGTCAAGCAATGACGGAAGCCTGTCTTGAAATATCAACCAAGACTCCGATCGTTCTCCATCCGAAGATGCTGCCACAGGAGTTTCGTTTAGATACGGAAACTTCTCTTTCTTGAAACCAGAATATACGTTCCTGGTTCTAATACCGTCTATCACCGTCCTTTCATCGTACTTCTTAAAGTAATTTCCGAGCTCGACTCTGAACTGGGTCCGGTTGAACGGGAAATTAATCTTTGCTGCTTTACAGTATTCGTCATACCGCTTCCAAGCTTCGTTCAGCGTGACAATATCAGCTTCGGCCCAATCATAATAATTCTCGTCTACAAATTCGTAGAAGTGATTAGTCGCCGACATCATGCTGATTGGAACATAGTCGTTATAGTAGTCAGGTCCGAACTCCTGGAAAATATCAAGACAATGCTGCGCTATACCCCCAAGCTCGAACTCAACCTGCTTCATCAGCCTCTCATACTTCTTAATCGGCAGCTTACGTCCGCTCGGTATAACATCGATCAGTCTTCTGAGGATTCCTGATTTGGCCTCTGTGATCTTAACCGGACGATTCGTCCCCATGAAAAGGAACGAGTGGAAGCATGCCGTTCGCTTCGGCTGGTATTTCTCATTGATCTCCATCGGTTCATGGCTAACCAACGAGTTGAGTTTTGTGTTGTCCTCGATCCGCGACAAATCCCCATCATGCTGAATAGCAACCAGCGGGTCGCTCTTGAAGGCTTCAAGTGCAAAGTCATTTCTACTGGACCCCAGCTCTTTAGCATTGAAGTTGGTGTAATATCCTTCGAAGAGTCGCTGGACGATGTTGAGGAAGGTAGACTTACCGCTTCCAGCCGATCCATACAGCACAATAAACTTTTGGAGCCGTCTGGATTCACCAGATATAATCGCCCCAACTGCCCACTCAAGTTTTCTTCTTTCGTCGGCATCGTACAATACCTCCATTAATTCTGTATATGCCGGTGTATCAGCATTGACTATAGAATATGGCAAACGTTTTGATGCGTACGATTCTCTGGTCGTTTTCGTATTGGCGAACGTCACGCGCTCGTCCAGCTCATGCCAAATCTCTCGCATCTGCTTCTGGCAAAATTTATGCCAGCGATCGATTGACTGATACCGAGCCAGCTTCATATACTCAACAATAACCGTATAATCATCACGCGAATACTCTGAAGCTTTTTCCATAGCAAGCTTGTCTATAATATCAATGACGTCCGACTCGTTCTTGGACCAAAGACCTTTTTCCGCAACCCACACGGCGTAAAAATCTCGGCCGTGTATCATTAGATCTCGGGTGTTATAGTTCAGGGTGAAGTCCGGTTTTATTATTACTTTGTTCTTTCCATGCTTCGATTCCTGAATAACTACCTCGAAATCTAAGAAGTCCAATTTTTCAGGCATCTGACATTTCTCACCCTCCTTTCTAAAATATGACGTACAAAAAAGTGGCCAGAATGCCCACTTTTATACCCTGTGAAAACTTTTTTATAATTCATTTTTTTTAATTCAAAAAAATCATTCTTAAAAAGGTTTTACCTCGATAAAAAGTGGGCAAAGTGGGCAGAAATGTATAAAAAGTGCCAAAATTTGACACTTTTTGGGCACTTTCTGTACATAACATTATTTTATTTTATGTACAGAAAATCGTCGATTTATTGTACATAATTTACACATTTAGACACCAATTTTGTATGTACATTAATTCATTTTTTGTACATACATTATTATTTTTTGTACATACATTATTATTTTTTGTACACACATGGCGAATCGAAATATTCGTGCTGAAAAACGGTCGCGTCACGCATTAAACTTGACATAGAGATGCCCAGGTCGTCAGCCGCATTACGGAATTTCACGTATTCATCATCGCTAAGTCTAATGATTATGCGCTTGCTTTTTACCATGCCCTCCTCCTTTTTCTGTCTTCCGCGTTTGCGTTTCATTCTTCTCCTTTCATGAAATCGATATAATTGTTTGCCGAAGATCTGACGTATTCATTAATACTCATCTTTTTTGCTTCAGCATTCTTTTGAAGTTCATTAAAGAATTCCTCAGTCATACGAATCATAAACCTATTTTCGCGTGGTATTACGACGCTTCCTTTTTTAGGTCTTCCTCGCAAAATATCACTCCTCTTGACTCAGGTGCTCATTAAGATAGCTCTGCATCTGAACCCATATCTCTTTTCTTCGCTGATCTCCAAATGGCTCGTCCAACGGAAACGGACTTCCTAAGCCATTTCTCCTGAATCTCCTCATTAGCCACGTATCAATGACCATGGTTACATAGTTGTCATCGAACACGTCATTATTTTGGTCGTCAATGCCAAGATTGTGCATAAACTCCCAAAACCATCTTTCCGGATGATCATCGCCTGGTGTTCCAGTAATATCACGCTCTATTCGACGGCTGAGAGCCACAAGCATTTCGAGAACGCTGCAGGCTTTCGTTTCTTCGGTTTTTTGTACGATACTCGCATCATTGACGCCAGCAATTCTCGCATACAAATATCTCAGTTCAATACCGTCCACTGCTCGATTCTCGTCTAGTGGGATAAGCCAGGTAAAATCATCATCTAATAAAAACTTGGCCAGCTTTGAATAACTTCCATCGTTCGGAAAGCCGACACTCTCGCGAAGCCATTCGAAATAACCCCGCCAGTTAAAACTCATTCTTGCCATTTCGTCCTTTCTTGACGATTAATCTCTGGCAACACAATCTACGTACGCCGCATTAACCTTAGTGATTTCGTAATCACAGGCGAGACGCTCATTCCTAACATAAATGGCAGTGGCGTTATCGTCGTCAATGAAACCGTACTTAGTTAACGCATCACCGACATGCATCGGAATATCGTCTCGATCGATCTTCTCCTCGGCCTCGGTCGCCAATGTATCGTCCAGTACATAATAGTACAGAGAAGCCGGCTCAAATCTCGAATCAGTGCCGTATTCCTCTGCCCTGATCAGTCTAGGTGGTCTTCTCCGATCTCTTTCGCTGTTTTCAGCTTCGCTCTGTCTGTCTGCTGCTGACTGAGATTCCAGGTATCTTCTACCTTCATCTATTTCCACTGCTTCTCCTTCTTCGCCATCGTCCATCGGATGTTCATAAACGACCGGATCTGTAGTTTTTGATGATTTTATGAACTTCGTATAGTCCTTCTTCATCGCCTGATCCTTCGTAAAAGGGACCGCAACATACTCCCGATGCTCCTGCTTAATGGGATTAACAGGAGTCTTGGCAATTTCTTTGATTTTTCCTATTTTGCTATCGAAGCTGGCCCGCATTTCATCTATCTCGGCATTGGCCTGCTCCTGATACTTGTGCTCCAGATAATGTCTTGTGGCCAGGTAACCGGTAATGCCACCAGCAATAAGACCGATGGCAAAACCGGCAGCGAAATATCTCGCACCCATATTATACCTCCTTACGACAGTTTCTCAGATATCATCTTGTAAATCTTGCTGCTGGAATCCAGATCGTTATTAAACCTAGTAGCAACGCGCTCCAGTTCAACATCGAACTTCTTCTTGGCTTCCTCCGAGGCCTTCTCGATCACCTCTTCCTTGGCCGCGGTAATGTCGATATCGCCGATCAGGCGCTCGACTTCTTTCTTTATGTCAGGCTTCATGCCCTTCACAACAGAATCAACATCAGATCTGACTCTCGGCCGGATGTCTGCGGTGATCTCCTTGCAAATATCACGGGTAGCCTTGGACACTGCTCCGCGCACAGCCACGTCCACAGCACGGTTGACTGCTTCCTTGACGACGCCCTCTTCGACATTGACATCGATAGACTTGGACAGCTTATCGATCGACACGTCCAGCTGATCGCACACAGTAGTGACCCGCTTCTGAGCTTTAACAGAATATCCAACCGCTACAGCAGCCACGACAACAGATGCCACATTGATTGCCAGCGTTACCACTTCCTTAATCTTCATTGTTTTCTCCTTTCAAAATATCAGTCGCTTTTGGCACTTCAAAATCGAGGATCAGATCCCCGCACTGTAACAGAGTCATCCGGTACAGATGCAGATACTTGACCGGAACACCGTACTTCTGATACGGCTTATAGCTGTCGATCTTATCCAGAGCTTTCTGGACAAGCTCCTTCTTGTGCGCGCGAAGCTTCTCCACGGACTGGTAAGTAGATCGGATCGACATCTCCACACGGACGAAGTCGAACGTCTTCTTATTGGTATTACCAGTCTCTCTCCGGATCTCGGGCCGGTCGATCTTGAGGACAATGCCGTTATTCCAATCGTATCGGTCCATTTCAGACATCTTGAATGTGTTATAGAACAAGTGAATGTGATCGCTTACCCAGGTAAGGACCTCGTGCTTATTTAAGCCCTTACAATTTGTCAGGATGATGCTGTAGATTGTTTCTCGCTTCTTTAAAGACTTGAATTCCGGAGACTTGCTTTTTCCACGTGACAGAACTTCCTTTAGACTCTCGCAAAATGCCTTGAGTTCGTCGGTTTTTTCAACGCATGCAATAAACGGTAAAAGACCGTATACTAAATTATTGGTGATGACTTGCACTGACATTCTGCTTTTTCCATATGCAAATACATTTATATCAATTATATTGTTTTTACAAACATTGAACGGCGTAAGCATGTCATATAAGTTACTAGTACAGTAAGATGGCAAAGCCCCACGGACATACTCGCCGGCACAGAGCTGATGATAGTACCACTCGCATTTAACGGAAGACGGGTCTGAAGCCAACATTTTCGTAATGTCAATGCCGTCACGAAGCACGCCGTCAACGAATGCCGGACAATTTCTCAAGGAAATCTGCTCGTTCGGATTTGTCGGCCACATCAAAGGTTCTATACGATATTTTTTCTGTTCCATAACGCACCTCCACTTGCGTCAAAAAATAAGGACCCATGCAATTTGCACAGGTCCAATTAACACCTTCTATTAAACACTATGTTTTTCTCGCGAATGCCAGATGGTATCGATTATCTTGTCCCCGATAGTAATTCCGATTGCGCCAAACACTACGAATACTAACGCCGGCCACACAACCGTCATTAGCGTGGCAAATGTAGAATTTTCCTCGAAAGAGCAGTCAGTAACGTGCAACACAATACTCGCCATAATCCCGCCAAGCACAAAATATAACGTAATGCAACCAATGAATAATAGTATCTTCATTTCGGTTTCGAACGCGGCGGCATCTTCTTTCTGCGATCATACCGTACGTCCAGTATCCCCTTTCTCTTTATATTTTCTTCGAGCTCTTTATCTCTTGCTGCACGAAAAGTCTTATACTCAGGGCACTTGGAATGGCAGCCTAAATATCTTCTCGTACAGTCTTTACACGGTGAAATTTGCATTTTTCCAGTTCCTTCTTTGTTCTATTGCCTTATCGAGACTCATAGTAACTGCAAAATATACTCGAACGTTTTCGCTGTCGGGGACGAGATCCACTGGGCAAGATTATATGCATTGACCCAGAACCCAACAAAGAACCCCAATGACAACGCACCGGAAATAGCCGTTATAATTTCGGCATTTTGCCTTTCATCATAGCTGAGGTTGTTATTGCGAATGTCATCCTCTATTTTTGCTAAATTGCGCTTGACAATATACAATAGAATCACTAACACAACGGCGCATACAGCTGTGTTGAAGGCACTACTGATCGTATACATTCTCGCCATTTCAGGCAGCAACACTTCTTTTGCCATGCCGAACTTCTGGCAAAGGTTTTCAATAACAGCATTGATTTCGTTACTCGACATCAGGTCTCTCCTCCTCTCTCAGCCTCCAGTAGAAGTCCTTAGTTGTAAGCTCGCCTTTGAATTTGTGATAGCCATGTTTGATAAGATCTTCCGGATAATATTTACGTTTCCAGCCTCCTTCGTTAATGAGTTCGTAGCTGGGAGGGCATGTATAAACAAAATTTACCATTTGCCGTATCGGCCTCCCTACGCTATCATATCTGCAAATTATGTCTCCAGGCTGGAGATCTGATAGCTCTTCCGCTGACAGTTCTTCGTTCGAATCACTACCATTTTTTCTCAGAGAATAGAAAAAGTCTTTTGTATCGTAGCTGCTACAGTATTTCCTCCAATTAGAATCGCGGAGCTCATCAGCAGAAGCAACAAGAATCACACCGGTGATCTGTGATATAATCTGATACTTGGGGCCGTCTTCATATCTAAAGAGCACGAGCTGTCTTTCGATGCCGCAGCTGAGAAGATAGTTTTCTCGGATAATAATATCTCCCGGCTGCAATGTCTTGAGCTCTTTCATGCGCTCGTCGTCGTTTGCTGTTGGATTTTCCTCGTACTTAGGAAAATGATTAAGGTAAGAGCTAGGTACGAACACGGACGTCGAACCTTTAATCCGATACATCTTTGTGCCGTTACGATTGATGAACGGCTCGTCTTCAAATTCAATGATGTATTTCATTATTTCTCCTTTCTATCTCGCAAATACATAATTACTGCCTGCGCTCTTAAGAGCAGCTCGGCTATATAAGGATCCTTTTTTCTGTAATTGCCCGCTTCGGCATTCAAGGTATTACAGCACCAAACAGTGACACAGTAATCTATCCAAGCTTCATCGCTCATGTTTTGATTCTTTTTAGCTGGAAATATTGCCTCGATCACATTTCAGTTCCTCCACTATTCCAATTACCTCATCAACAACGCCGATAACGAGCATCATAAAATATAACGGAATGAGCATAAGTATTACTCCTCCTTCGGTTCGCCATCAGCGCAATACCAGTCATCGTCTTCCGCATTACGTCCAAGTTCGTAAGGGTCGCCGGTATCGAGATCGCACATAATGCCGTAGTCTTCGCTATTAAGCCTATATTTACATTTCTTGCATCTAACCACTCGTACTAGGTCGTCCATCATTCATCTTCCTCAAGCTCTCCATTGTATTGAGTAGTAGCTTCAAAGCACAAGATGTTAGTCTTAAAAAAGTTATTAACAAACAGGATCTCTTTTCCGTCAGAAATAACTTTCGCGACTACGGTAACAGCATCAGAGCCTACCTGAACACCCAACTTTGAAATTTTTCCGAGACTAATACCATAACGAGGATAATAATCGGCTCCAACTGCAAAATTGTAATCGAAGTATTCCGGCCCGACTGTTTTAACATAAACACTATCGACATACGCCAGTCTGGTATCACTCATAACAAAACACCTCGCTTCCTATTCTTGCATACACCCCATGCCCTTGCCTGAACTGAGCCTGAAATATAACGTTAGACGGTAATGTGCTGCCGTTTCTAAGTAGCCAGTCAGCCACTTCCCAATTTCTCTCAGTAGGCGTACGGTAGTAATTACCGTCCCAAGTGCACGCGTATTGGCCGCGCTGGAATACCACAGACCGAATATCATTCGGGTACGACCGGTGGTTTACTCGGTTCAGCACAACCGAACCCACTGCCTTCTGAAGCTCTACTGAGCCTGTCTGACACTCTCCGCAAAGGAGATGCGCCATAATATCAAGCTCCTCTGCCGTATACGACGGCACCGGTTCGACAAATAGCTTTAGCTCATTCGGAGCTGGGTCTCTAACCGGCGCGCTAGGCGATGCACCATACACCAGAAACCCCTCTGGTCCAGCCGCCTGCACTGGAACTGCGGCCCAGAGGCTGAATACAAAAACCCACAGTAAAAGAACAAAGAGGCCGAACACTAAGTCCAGCCTCTCGTTAAACTTATGCATTTTAGTTTTTCTCCTTATACTCATTATCAAGCCATGCGGAAAGACAAGCAGAGTTGTGACAGCTAATCTCAAGCATTGATGTAATATCATGCCCGAAGACTTCTTCAAACTTTCTACGGTTGGTAATGGCCGGATGCTCCTTAGACCACTGCATGATAATATTGTCGGCTTCTTCCGGGTGCTCTCTCATAAAAGTATCACAGAACACATTGGCTTTGTTTTTACGAACACTAAGTGGGCATTTGTCGCAGCTGCCAATCTGCTTGCACATTCTTGCTTTTTCATTCATAACTATCTTAAAGTCAGACATTATCGTCGTCCCCCTTTCCGATCTCCTCCTCCAAAATATCACGGAACTTCTTAGATCTCATAACGGACATCGCAACCTTCTGGGCGATCAGCTCGTAGAGCTCCTGCTTGTTCTCGTTAAGCCAGTCCTTAACGATCTCCTCTCCCTTGCGATTAAGAACCGTCGAGTCATGACCCCAACTATATTTCTTATCGAAGATGGTGCTTTTAAGCTGCTTCTTGAGTTCCTCTGTCGCCTTATTCAAGGCGTTACCGATCATTGCGTCATCGTTGAGCTTGAGCTCTAAGTTTATTGTGTGCTCCATTATTTCTCCTCCTTCTTCACAGTAATATAAGTGAGCGGGAACTTCCCGTCACGGTAATGCTTTGTCCATGTCGCGACGTTCGCACTGCCGCTTTTAACATACTTCTCAACCTTACTCTGAGCTTCGAGAGTAAGGTCTTTCCAAAATATCGGAACTAACATGTTTCCCACGGCATATCACCCCCTCGACGTTAGATACGAAATAGCGTCGTCCTTACTCATAAAAAAATGTATCCCATGACCGCACTCGATGTCTCTATCAGCATCCCACCAGTCTGCAAATATCGTTTCACCTTTCTTGTAATTAGTGCGATATTGCAGAGAAAGATCGGCGAAGTTGGTCAACTCAAATATGGAGTACGCCACGGTGTCGTCTGGCAATGAACTGCCGTCTAAGAGCTGAATACCGGTAACCTCAGCAAACTCACAGCGACACTTCTTTGATTCATATGCCCGCAAACGTTGTGAATCGGCCGGGATCTTTAGCCGTACGAGGCAAAATTCACAAGATGCATTGCTTGTTCGCCCAAACACCACGGCGGCTTTCCAGCCGACAAAGGAACCTTCCGACGGGCAATTGTAGCAATCGAATAACTTATCTTTGTTAAAAAATGAACCGCTCATGTTTTCTCCTTTCAAAAATTAAAGCTTACAATATCGAACGCAAAAGCGTGCGAAAAGCCCCAATGCTTATCCGATCACAGCTTTGCTTATGGTCCAAAGACCGTAACACATTTCTGACATCAGCTTTGACGGCCTCCACACCTGCCAAAAAGCCAAGAACAAAAAATATAACCGCCGTCGTAAAGCAAACAGCGGTACACAGTGAAATCATTTCTCCCCCTTTTTCAAGACATAGTCCCGTCTGCGCAGAACCAATTGTCATTATGATGGCAAATGCACCATTTCGAACAGTCCTTGCACCTGACTATCGGGACAGCGTCCACAGATGGCAGATTATTAAGCCGATTATTGATGGCTTCGTCGTTCCACTCAGCAAGCGTGTCGATCGCAGCTTGTCTGCTGATCAAGTCCATTACTCGATCTCCCCTTTCGAGATGGACAGTTTCCAGGTCTTATCATCAGCATATTCAAACTGGCCTGTTGTTCCGTCTCCGAAGCCGAAGAACAGAATATTTGCGCCAGTTACTTTCTGATACTGCAAGCCGGCATGCTCCTCTGTCAATATTCGGGTTAAGCATTCCATTAAGAATTCCACACTATACTCAGGCACGTTTCTTCTCCTCCTTAAAGGCATGCGCAGGAATATGTCTCCGAATCTTCCTCATATATCCGGTTCCATACAACTTCTTCATGAAGGCCATAGCAATACCCTTCTCTTCATCGAAGAGTTCGCCTTCCATGCACTTTACGACCGTCTTCGTACCGTCGTTCCAGAAGACAATCGTTGCAGGTTCGTGAAATATAACTCGCTCGATCTCCGGAACAACTGGAGTTAACGCGGCCATCATCTCTTCCGTCTTACCGTTTCGGCGACCGGTATTGGCATAGAACTTGTCGTATTCGATATTCTTTTTTTCAGGCCAGACCGGCCAGCCGTGGCCCATGTCCCACTGCAAGTACGGATTCTTAATTTCGCACATTGCTATTCTCCTCCTTCTCTATCTCCCTGCCGATCCACTTGATTACCTTCTTCACTGCAGACTGTTTCCGAATATTCTCGGAAACCTTATACGAATATGCGTAATCTTCCAGAATTGGCTTGAACGCCTCTTCCAGGAATTCTGAAAGTTCCCAGTCGGCAGAGATCTTGGCCGCTTCTTCCTCGACATTGTCGTATCCGGCAAACACCCCCCTATCGATCTCTTCCAGCCGGTTCTGCTCGAAAATAGCATACTGACGAGCCTTTTCGAGATCTTCAATGCGAGATGACCCATTTTTTCTTCCGGCACGGGAAATATACTTGACGACATTTCCCATGAAGAAGTCGAGCTCGTACTTGGCGATGATATCCTTCGGCTCATATGCTCTTCCTTCCGTGTAATGTGCCGGATTGCTGATAATATCACTCATTTTCGTTCTCCTCCCGAATTTTAAGAATACGCCACCCGCGAGACATGGGGATTTTATGAAACTTTTTCCAGTTATTTTGCCCGAACTTAATGATCTCGTGCATAGTCACCTGTCTACCAAAATACTTCCTTGCTCCGTGGAAATTAAGGAACTTACTGGCTCGTATTTTCATCTTTCTCCTTCTTAATCTGGTTACTGGCCCGTACCTCCTTTACGAGCCAGTCCATTCTGTCGGCAATCTTCTTCTGAGTATCTACGAGCTTGTTAAGCCCATCGACCAGGGCGCGAATATCACGACTGTCCATTCCAGCAATCCTCCGGATTGTATTCGTAGATGGTTTTGCCGGTTCCGTCGTACGCGGATCCGAACAGCTCGTTCGGCTTGTAGCTGAATCTGGTATGGCACTGTTCGCAGTCGATCTTCAGGAACGTAATTTCTTTACCGTTTACGTTGTACTCGAACTTATTGAGCTTAGCCCCGCATACAGGGCATGTATCCTTAAGCGTAATTCTCTTTTCGTACATTAGTCCCCCTCCTTTGTTACGCGAATTGTCGCATTTAAGTTATCGCCGTTTGTCATCCGGTCAAAGAATGTCTTGTAGATCTCATACTGGGCCTTCAGGATAGCGAGATCCTTGTCAGAAATCGGAGCAGTAGTTACCGGATACACTGTCGGTTTGACAGTCTCGGTGCTGGCTTCGGCCTGCTTTTTCTTGAGACCTTCGACGCGGGAATTAAGCACAGTTATCTCTCGCGCTTTTTCCTCGAGCTGCTGCCTCAAGAAATAGTCGGTTCTGAATAGATCGGCCACAGCTTTAGTCATGGTACGCACTTCGGTTCGATCCAGATTGCGGACCTTTTCCACCATGTATTTCCGCCGCTTAAACGTTGGGCGGGCAAAATCGCAGATCAGATCACGTTCCTTGATACCGTTGGATGAAATATAACCCGGAGTCTCGATATCATCGATGTACCTATGACCTTCGACCTTGTCGAATCTAAAGCCAACTGCACCGATCTTAGTAACTCTGAGTACAGCAAAATATGCAAACGATGTCTCGGATTCTCTGGTCAGCCACAATGCATATGCCCTGACCGGTCCCTGCTCGTCTTTCATGGCAGCCGTAGCAGTCGGATCAGGATATCCCTCTTCCGTTTTATTGTCAGCATAACGCGGCTTTGTCTCTGGTTCTGCAGCAACCGGTTTCGGTCCCATTTTGTAACCGTATCCACGCATGGTAATAATCGGATCTTCCGGGTGCAGCTCGTTCCAGCGATGCACATATTTCGTCACCGTGTTGGTGCTTATTCCGAACATTTCAGAAATAATCTTACCTTTTACCCAAGAACCGTCTTTTGAATTATTTCTGATGGCCTCGGTAAACTCTTCTCTTGTGACCTCAACTTTTCCGCTCATTTTGGCTCTTCTCCTTTTCTTCGCGAAAATATAACAGTGCCCCAACCGCTCCACTTCGGTCAGGGCACCAAACTACAGTTATTTAGATCTTCGGAATCGGCAGATCTTCGATCGCCATCTTCTCCGGGTCGATGTTGAAGTTCAGGATAAATGCCGGATGACTTGCACCGGTTCCATCAGGTTTATCGTTGTACCAGATTCTCTGAATATCACATGTGATCGGTCCGTTCTCTCGTCTCCAGGCAAGCGCCTTTGACGTTATCGTAACCTGCTTATGAAGGGACTTGAGCATTTCATCAAAGCCGAACCAGCCCCTAGTATTCAGCACATTGTTGCCATAATTGACCTGTGTTCGCACGAGACGTTCCGAGCCGGCAAGATCATTTTCATCAAAGATCCAGGACCCATCCGCAGCAGATAAGACGACGTTGTAACCGAGAGTGCTTTCCAGTTCTGCCATATCGCAATAGCGCTTAAGATCGTGCACGACAGTCTCTTCTTCTACACCGTCGTCATTTGGTGCCTTGACGATTTCAGCCTCTTCGACAAGCTTATGACCGGTGTAATACTCCATATCTTTCTCTGCGCCCTGATCTTCCCTCACGCGCTTACGATATTTCTCGTAAGATTCCGTGACAGCCGCCGCGGCGAGCATTGCACCAGTGTAACGACGGTGCAGAATGCTGTAAGATCCTCCATAGGATGCGAGCGTGAGGCCCATAAGAACCGCAGTACGCCCATAATGCTTAGCAAAATCGATCGCCATAGAGATATGGGCATCTCGCGCTGCTTTCTTGGCAGCATCTTCGTCGATCTTTCCCTGGTTCTTGTCGAATTCGATCTGAGCGAGCTGATCCTCATGCTTATCGAGAATCGGCTCCGCGGTCATCGTATCCTTGATCGCCGATGCAACGGTAAGACCAAGAAATGCGGTTCCGGCTATAAACAGAATTGCCGGCGCGTGGCCTCTAGCTTTCAGCCAAACTCTTCCTCCAGCTCGTGTGATTACATTTAATACGTTCATAAATATAACTTCTCCTTTCGTTTGTTAAAGGTTAACAGGCTTCGGCATGTCGATCACAAAACCGCCGCCTCTGACATGAAGAATTCTCGGTCGATCCGGAAGCTCCTTCCAGCCGATGTTCTCCAGAGTATAGTTATCGTTGGTTCGATTGGAAGCATCGAAGAAATCGCAGATCGTAGCCTGCCCGTATTCGCTGTTGCACAGTTCGACCATAGCAGCATATACATCTTCCGCATCAGCCCTTGTCTCAAAGACAATATCGCGATAGTCGAGATCCTTCGTCTCATCGACATCAGTTGTTATCGACTTGGTTTTGCTGGCAGTTCCAGAAAATTTATTGTACGGAGTATAGCCAGATGTTGTAGTCTTTGTTGCTCCAGATCTTCTGGCTGTTCCATAGAGCATCATCTCGATAGCTCCCAGGATGGCATCTTTAATAGCCGGAATAACGAGGTCTCCGATTACGTAATCCCTGACAGACTCAGCTGTTTCCTCGATAAATGCCCCCCGGAATTTTTCTAGCATCGTTTTCTTTCGGGTTTTTGTCTCGTTCTTAACGACAGAGCTCACCTTCTGCTCGTGTTTTGGCTTTGTCGTCGGCGTGTATATAGCCATTTCGCCTCCTTGAAAAAAATAAAAAGCCAAGACCCGTAGATTTCTCTACGAGCCTCAGCTTCTTGATCAATGATCCTTGATGACTGGCAAATATAACTCAGTTCTCGGGTTCCTCAGGCTGGGACTCGTCCTCGCCGGTCGGATTGATCACGACCGTATTCGTATCGAGGCCGTCTTTGAATCCAGCAGCTCTGCCGAGGACGAATGCTCCGAACACCGTGGCTCCAGCAATAACTGTGCCAGCAGCGATCTTTGCAGCCGTCTTGACAGGCTTCGGGATCTTATCGATCAGCTTCTTCTTTGCCGGTTCGTCGACCTTAGCCGGTTCGGGATTTGCCTCGTTTGCCATATTCTCATTGTTTTCGAGTTTCTTGTTCTCATCTGCCATAGTCTTTTCCTCCTTGTTTTTGGCATGATTGATCAGTTTCTATTAAGCGCATTGTTTTTTTCGCGAATTAGTATTTTCCGCTCGGTTTGTCGATGAATATAAGCTCCCCATAAGGTTCGCCGGTATCCTCGTCGAGATAACTGCTGCCGACAAGCCGATAATCCATGGTTTCTGTTTCAAGAGTTGACCAGAACATGGACTTACAGATCTCCGGAATATAACTCGACGGTATATCGAACGACCGAAACAAATCAAAAACGCAAAACTCATCGCACTTTTTTAATATGATCTCGGCATCGGCCATCTTGTTCCGTATAAATGCGGCACTAGCACGGAATTTTATACCGAACAACGGATCGACGAATAAATCATTGCCGTGCCCGGTTATCGCTTCCGGTTTGTCTGCTTTTACGACCCTATCGGATACGATGGAGTTCGTCTTATCCACGATTTCAGCTGCTTTCTCTTTACCAACAGCCTCCTCGAGCTGTTTTTCCAGAATATCACGGGCATCCATTGCGGTAGATGCGGTAGCCGTAATAGCGGAAATCATATCGAGAGACATTTTCTGAGCTGCGATAACGCAAAC